GTTTAGGACATTGCGCCGCCAGCGGCCCCGGCAACGCCGCCGAGCAATGCGCCCGGTATTGCTCCTATGCCCCCGGCCGGAGCGCCCGCGATTGCCCCCATGGCCGCCCCGCTAAGCGCACCCATGCCAGCGCCCATCATATTCATCCCTCCGCCGCTAAACTGCCCACCCGAATACATCGGGCTCAGCCCCTGTGAGCCGCCGACCATGGCCATAGAATTCTGCGTCAGGTTCGCATACGGCGAGCCCATGCCCATTGCAAGGATAGCGGGGTTGGTTCCCATGCTGAAATTGTAGGCGTCCCGGCCGAGGCCCATCCGCCGCATGCGCTCCTGTTCCGCGAGCTGGGCCGACGTGCCAAGAATGCCCAAGTCTTGAGCCCGGCGCTGCTGGACGAACCGGTCACGGTTAAGCAGCTCCGCGCCGATACCAGCATTGCCCGTTGCCATTCCCCGGGCGGCCATGGCCGACCTTGCCTGCTGCGTGGCGTCCCGAGTGTCTTGGGCCGACAGCATGCCGGCCCGCTCGCCGACTGCACCTTGCAACTGTTCCTGGAGTCGCGTGTATTCCGGCGCCGCTGACTGCGCGGCGTCGAGCTGACCGAGAAGGTTGGCCCGGCGGCGCGTTTCGTCGGGCAAGGCCGCCTCGTAGCTGGCGCGGAGCCGCGGGTCGCCGAGGAGCTTGAGGCCAAAGTCAATGTTGCGCCGGCTTTCCTGCCGCGAGGTGTTGCCGGCGGCGACCGCCATAGCTGGCAACTCCTCGCGCTGGATGGTGAGCTGTTGCCGCAGTAGGTCTGATGATTGCTTCGTGTCGAGTGTTGGTGGTGTTGCTGATCCTGATCCCATAATTACTCCTTTTGCTTTCGTGTTCGTTTCAAAATGTCCACGCACCGGCGGGCGCGTATGTGGCCGTCGTTGCGGCGTTGCCAGAGGACGTATTCGTGCGGCTTGGCCGCCGAGCTGAGAAACCTCTCGTGCGCATTGGCCCCGTCGCCGGCCGCCGCCAGCTGGACATACCAGGCATTGGGCTCGCCAGGCGTGACGCTCCGCGAGGCCGCGTCCCAGCGGACCTCCTGGCCCATGACGAAGACATCGTTAAACGACACGACAAACCCGTCCGGCCGGGCAATGTTAGCCGCCAGGGCGAGGCCAAAGTTTTGTCCAGGGAAATACTGGTCATACCATTGGTGCGCTTTTTCCCATGGGGTCATGTTAGCCAAAGACGACCACGGAGACCTCTGCACGGTTGGCCTCGCTCACCGTGTTTCCGGTGTAGACCGAAAATGACGCCGTGGTCCGGTTCGTCGTCGCGGTCGATTCCGCGTTGGCGGCCGTATCAAGACTGCCGGCCGAGGCCACGGCAGAATAGTTGGCCGAAGGCAGCGCCGTGGTGAAGGTGACGGTGTAGTCTCCGGTGCCATTGCGCGTCACGCTGGCCACATTGCCTGACCCGCGGATGCCGCGGGCGTAGGTCAGCGTTCCGGTTGTGATTCCGGTCGCCGCCGTCTGAAAGGTAAAGCTGTTGGCATCGACAAACGTGATCTCCGCGCTCGCCGTGTTAGCCGCCGTGTGCAGCCCTGTGTCAGTCGCCGAGGAAATCACCAGCTTGTTGCCTGTGGTCAGTCCATGCGCCGCCTTGGTGACCGTTACCGTGGTTGTCGTGCGGCTGTAGCTGGCGCCGGTCACGTTGGTCATCACGCCATCAAAGTTGACCCAAGCACGGCAGCCAAAGATCGGCGCCGACCCGGTCTGGGCGCCGTTGAGCTTAGCGGCGGTGATGGACGCATCGATTACGTTGGCCGTCGTCACGGTGATCGCCGCGGGCAGGGCGCCGGTTGCGATCTTGGACAGCGCAATTGCTGCAGTGGGCGACACGTCGGCGTTGACAATCGTCTCACCGTCCAAAGCCACGGCCGGCGATTGCGCACTGTTGAGTTTGGCCGGAGTGATGACCTCGCCGGAGACGAAGCCATTTGGGGTGTTGTAGCCCTTGGTGACGGTGAATGTTGCCATAGTGATTAAGCTGCGTTGCGGGTGTCGGTTTGCGGGAGTCCCTCCAGCGCCGCCTCGATCGAGACATTGCGGATCTCGGGGCGTTGGAGGTTGGTCTGAAAGATGAGTTCGGCGGCGTGCGCCTTGCGCCGGATGGGTTGCTTGAGCGTGTAGTCTTCCTCCGCGCCGGTATCGTTACTTTGCCCAGGCACCAAGGTGACCGTGGCGTCCGGGTTGAAGAGCTTCGCCTGGACCGTGATTGAGCCGGCGTTGGGCAGGACAACATCGCTCAGAGCGCGGGTGAATCGCTTGCTGTGCATGTTGCCCATATTGTAGCGCCGCGTCCTAATCGTCCCGATGACCAGGCCCACATTGCTCCCGCTTGGCTCGTCGTCGGTGCCGTCATCCTTCTCGTCAAGGAGGAAGAGGCTGCCGGTCCGGCGCACGTTGAAAACGCGGCGGACATTGCCGTAGGTGCCGACGATGAGCGCGTCCACACCGATGCCGTAGGTGTCGCGGCTCTCCCACTGGTCATTGAGGGCCGAGTAGGTGATGACCAGATCATTCGTCTCATCCGGCGAATCGATCGTGGGGACAGCCAGGGTATAGCGGTTGTTGTGCCACAGCCCAAAGGCCCGCTGCACCTTGCTCTGGTCGATGCGCTCAAACTGGTCGGCGACCGGATCACTCAGCGGCTTGGTGTCGCCGCGCAATTTTAGATCAAGTTGCGTATCGAGGCGATAGACGCCGGCGTCCGAGAGGAAGAAGACGTAGCGCCCGGCCGTGGCGATGCTGTTGCGGGCCGAGCAGCCGATCTCGTCGGTGATCAGCTGCAAACTTGGCGCACGGACTGAGTTTGCCACATCTACGAGAAATTCGGTGCCGTCCTCGCTGGGATACTGCGCCAGCGTAGCCAGCCAGATGCTCTTGCGGGCGAAGACCAAGGCGCTGCCATCAACCCAAGGATGCACTGCGACAATGTAGTCACTGCCCCCGGCGCCGGCGCGGAAGCTCTGCCAGATGGGATCGTAGAGGTCGGCGTCCAGCACGTCACTGATCGCCACTTGGTCGCGGCCGTCAGGGATGACGAGGCGGTTGCTGATGTAGGCCGCCCACGCAACGCTGCGCATCTTTTTGTAGGTTGGACCTTCAGCAGGAATGCCGCCCGCAGCCCGGACAAAACTGCCAGTGCCGGTCCAGTAGATCGGCGGCTTGACGCGGCGAAGGCGCAGCCCAGCAGTTAGGTCGCTGGCCGTGCCGCTCGGAACTGCGATGGTAAAGGTGTGGTCGGTCTTGGTAGCGACATCGAACTCATGTCCGTCCAAGGCCGCCGCCGATCCGGCGGTTAGGCGGATGCGGTTGCCCACGATGTAGCCGTGGCTCTTGCTGAAGATGGTGGCGGTGGTCGAGCTGACCACGGCGCTGACCGGCGTGAGAGTGTGCGTTCCGCTTTGGGTGCCGGAGGTGTTGACGGCCGTCCCGCCGCTGGTCGTGCTGATCTGCAACGTGTCGGTCGCCTTGTTAATGACGTAATACACCGTCCCCGCCGTCACGCCGGTCGGCAAGGCGCCGGTCGTGCTGAAGACCACGGCCATGCCATTCTCCAAATTGTGGGCAGTTTTTGTGACCACGGCCGGCGAGGCAATGGTCATGGTCGCCGCGCCCGCCTCGACATCAGTTCCGCGCCCCACTTCGGCAAACGTGCCGGTCTGCGCCGCCTCGCGGAGCACGTAGAGCCGGTCGAAGGCTTGCACCACCGAGACATTGTCGGTCGGCTCGATGATCTCATCGGCAGGATAGCCCACCGTCTCCACCGTGTCTGTCGGCGAGGTGTTCCGCCAGAGGTAGGCTTCGCTCGGCCCGGCCATCACGATATACTCGGCGGCGTTCTCGTAATTTTGGGAGGCGAAGACGCCGGCGCCGAAGATCCCGCCGCCGTAGGTCGTCTTGACTATTGGACCCTTGTTGGCCAACAGCGTCCCAGTGGCGTTTAACGTCGGCGTGCCGGTCATGGTATACTGAAAGCTGCTCCCGCCGGCCGCACTAATCACGAAGTCGCCGTTATAGAGTGCAGCGTTAGGAGCGGCGGCGCCGCGGATGTTCACCTGGTTGCCGTTGGCGTAGCCGTGAGCGGCGGTTGTGGTCACGGTGGCCAAGGTGCCGCTGAAGGTGATCGAGGTGATCGCCTTATCGGCGGCGAGGTCAAAGGAAAGGGTAAGCGGTTCGTCTGCTGTCGAGATTGTATCGGCCAGCCGCTTGGCGCCCTTGCGGGTCTGCGCCGTGCCGCGCTCTAGGCGCATGTTGACCGAATCTTGCAGCATGCCCGCCGGCAGGGTCAGCGGATTCAAGCGCGACGCGAAGCCAAGGAAACCTTGGTCGCCGTCACGTTGCACTGGAGAGTCAATGGCC